TGCTGTATTGTCAACGTTTCCAAGTCCTACATTTTCCGCTGTTATTTCAACGTTCTCTGTGCGATAAATGCTTTCCGCACTTCCCTTAACACCTGTAACGTGTGCTGTCTTTGTATGCTTTATAGCTTCTGTAAGACCTTCATGCTCCGCAGATGTTATATGGATTACATTATTGCCTGTGTGAGTATCCAACTCCACCTGTTCTGCTTTTTTTCCTATAGCCGCAACCAGTACATCAATAATTGAAGCATTTTCTTCAACTGCATTTGCAAGTTTATCCAATGTATTCAACATTTCCGGTGCGCCATTTATCAAAGCCGCAACTATCTTATCTGCATATCCGGTCGCCTGCTGATAAGATAAATCTACATAGTCCATATCCGCTTTATATTTGCGTAAATACGCAAGACTCTCCAGCAGTGCCAGAATAACCCTGTTAAACAAATCAGCGTGTGCGGGATCTGTCGGTTCAAACTTCCGTATACTTTCAACAAAATCCGGATTTTCCGGAATTTCAAAATCAGCCATATTCTCTGCCTCCGTTTCTTCAAAATTTCTTAGAATACGTCATCGACCGTGTAGGTCATTTCAATGTCGCTGTCTTTCCCTTTTGCGGTAAAGTTCTTAATGCAGACAATGTCACCGGCGGCATCATACAAACCTACTTCGCTTATGTACTCTCCGGCAAGCTCTGATTCTGACAGCGTACACTGATACCTGCAGGTCGTATCATTTACAAAGCTGTAACCGTCTATTTCTTTTCTGAACAGCTCATTTTTTAATGCTGCCTGTTCGGCAGTCGGCGCAATTACATTCCCGTAGCCATCCACCCCGCCTGATCCGAATGCCATGCCGACAATCTTTGGAAGTGTTATCGCTCCGGCTCTTGCCTTTACCATATTCTCCCGCGCCTTTTTTGTAATAATAGAATTTTCTGCCATGCTTTATAGTTCCTCCTTCTCGTATAATGCGTTTAATATTCTGCTTCCATTAAGCGGTACGTCCCCATTCAGATACCACAGATTTCTGCGCCGTTCTAATTCTACAGTTCCGACACATTCCTTGCTGTTATCCATTTCAAGATGTACGGCCGCTTTTGCTTTTACCTGTTCAGTCAGTGCGGATCTGAAATGTATTTTAATATTTTGTAGACTTATTCGGAGTAAATTAATAACAGCCACTTCAACCCTGTGATTAACCACATAGGCTGTATGTGACTGTTTCAACTGATTCAGCGCACTGTGTACAAGCTCTGAATCAAGTGTGTTTTCCCCGTCATAATAAACCTTAAATATATTGGGGTGTTCCGGCACATAGCCATATCTGCCGGAGTCCATGGCATCTGCAACCGATATTTCAATCCCGGTTGTGTTTTTTACGTACTGCTCCATTCTGTACGGTGTCATCGGTGTACGGCAGTCACGCTTCTGATAAATCAGCTTTCTTCGTTCCTCGTAGGAAAGATTCTCCCGCACTGGAAGCTGCCATTTCAGTTCGTGATACATCAGCCCCCATGTCGCCGTCTCCGGAAACATCTGATATGGCAGTTCCTCTATGATCTTACGAACATCATCATATTCCATGCCCATGACCTGATAGAGCCACTTACCGACATATGAATTATCATAAAACCCCTGCGACACGTAAGACAGCATACGCACTGCACTCTCGCTTGTAGGAAATGCTTCAAGGTCAAATTTTTCTTTTTCCATTACAGCCTCCTACTCTGCCAGGGAAAAATTAAGAGTACCCGTCTGTGGGTACTCGTCCTGTGCAAGTATGATATTTTCGGTGCCACCGTTGATTGTAAAGGTTTCAAAGTCTTTCACCCCGGTTATTGCAGATATTAACGGTCGTACATCATTGTACCTGAGAATACTGTCTGTTTTTGCCTTATCATACACCGTCAGAACCGCCTTTTTAAAATCAGCCTTTATCTGCTCAATATTAGTTGTTTCATCGATTATCAGCCCTGTACACGCATAAGCAATCTGAACGGTTGTCGCCGCCGCACAGGTAAGCTTTGCACACGCTGTCGGAAGCAGTCTTGCCGTCCTGTCGTCCGGAGATACGATATGCTTATACACGGCATTGATAAGTGCCTGGTTGGCAGGCTGTCCATTCTGGTCTACCAGCACCAGTTTAACCGTCCCCGGTCCGTCTGCCGCACTTACCACGATACAATCACCTGCTCCGGCTTCTTTTGCCCACCGGACATAGTCGGCATCATTTCCAAGATATGTCATGCTATTGGCATACTCGGCAGCTATGCGGTCGTAAAAATCATCGTTGCCCTCTCTTTCACTGCCGCCGGTTATCGGTTCAGCATTTACAACCGATGTTATATTCTTGTCCGGCTTTGCCATAATACAGATTGTATTTGCCGCTACATTCGATACTGTACCGGCTGTGACTGCCGTAATTGCAACTGTACAGTTTCCGGAACTGTCAATAGTACGGTCCTCATCTGCTGTATATTCCAGTGCCGGTCCTGTAGCTGTTGCCGGTGTGCAAAATACTGTTCCTGCGGCAATCTCTGTTCCCTCTTTTCCTGTTACTGTTACAAATCCGGCGGCGTGTTCTGCCGGATGCCGTGTAAGATGTACCTGCTGTCCATGCATATCTAACCACTCATCCCATGCGTACTGCGGAAATGCAATCATCAGTGTCCTCGTAAGGTGAAAATTTATCAGTTCCGCTTTTTCGATTGCCGCCGGTCTTGTAAAATCATAAGGAAAACCGCCCGGCATATCGTCTATGTCAGGCGGCAGATTTTTCATCATTCTTTCATGGATTTCCTGTGTACTGGTGCCGGACATAAAATCCGGATTTGTAAATTTAAGCTGTGCCACTTCCGCCACCTCCTTAATACTTAAAGCGTTATCTTAAACAGTTTATCCCATTCAATACCCTTTACCGTAAACGTACAGTGCATTGAATCTGTATCCCACGTAAACTCATATTTTGTTACATATTCCGTACGGGGATTGACTTTTAAAGCATCTGTGATTGTACGCTGCACCATGCTTTCCACGACTTTCTGATTGTCCGCAGCAAGTGCGGCTTCCATTTCCACTCCTATGCTTTTAGCATAAGCAAGACACGAATAACGTTCTGTCTGTGCCACCTTGAAGCACCAAATCATAAAGCCTTCTTCGCCCGTACAAGAAACTATCCTGTTTGCACCGTCCCTTTCAAAGTCACCTTTCACAGGGTCCCATTTTGCAGTGCGCTTATATTTCGTGTCGTACCGGGAACTCTCACTTTTGAAATCCGGCACACTCACTACTGCTAATGTTTTTGCCATGCCAGCCTCCTTTTAAGAACTTACAATAACATCTATCACCACAGCTTCACTCTGCACCCATGCGACAAGCACCCTGTCACCGGATTTTACTGCCGGCGGTTTTACCGTATGCGTGTGGCTTCCTGTGTTATGATCCGTTGTCTGTTCTTCATGTCCCTCATGTCCGCCGCCGGAGATTTCAAACGTCAGCCCACCGACATGGCGGCATACCGAATACTGACCTTTAGGAACAGCCACCGGAAATGTATTTGTTATCAGGCTTCCATTTGCCTGTATTTCTCCAAAATCCAAATAAAGAGGGCTTTCGCTCTCTCTTTTCATTCTGTCCGTAAGCACATTTGCCAGTCTGTTTGTACCGGCATTTTCATCAAATGTATTATCAGCCATAGCCGCCCTCCTTTAGTCAAATGTTCCGTCATCTACCCAGCCGTATACGTTGCTGTCATCATCTATGTGTATAAGATGCCACGGATGCGCACCACCGGAACCGTTTTTTTTCGTAATCCTTGCCTGTCCGGCTCTTGCATTATACCCTGTGGCATCATCGTAGCTGCTTACATAATGCGTACCGCCGTGGAAATTCACAATATCGCCGACATTGTATTCCCTGTCAGACTCTCCCGAATTTGAATCTGATTCTGTTCTGATTGTTTCTGTCTCCGCCTTTTCAAGCTCCATTGTCATGGAATAACTTTCACAGTCATGCCGGATACCCTTGACATAAAAATAATCATCAGCTGTACCCGCCATTACATACACTAAATCGCCCTTTCTGATGTACGGGACGTCCGGTGCAGTTAAAGTCAGCTCCTGCGTTATCTTTCCGTCATTGTCTAAGATTTCCTGTGCCGCCGTCTTTGCATCTTCAAGCGATTCATCAGAACCACGGACATAGATACGCTGTCTTATTCCATATTCAGTCAGTCCGTTCAGCGTGGCTTCAACGCTTGATTTTCCGTCATCGTCTGCCTGTCCAAGCACCCGCACCCTTGTTACAAGGTCGGCGGTGCTGATTGACGTACTGACGGATTTTGTAATATCCACTTTAAACACGTACACATCTTCGTTGCTTCCGCGCATAACAACATCGGCATAGCCTTTCTGTGACCTCACAAGATATGTGCCGTAGCCTTTTTTCTTAACATCATCAAGCACGTCCCGGATAATATCCGAAACGTAACTGCTGTTATACTTTAATTTGCCGTGTGCCGCATTCGGTCCGCTGTAACCGTCTGTCGGTATTTCAAAATCATCAAACAGCCCTGTTACAATAGACTGCGTACCTGTACCGGAGGAATAAAACCGGTTGTCCTGGCTTTTTTGCAGGCGGTAAAGTTCATCATATGCCGTGCATTTCAAATCATCACCGCTGTTCTGCAACGTAGGATTCCAGTCTGTCACGAATCCCCTTGCAACCTCCTCATCATGCCCGGCTGAATCTGTTGCAAAGATACCTACAAGACATCCCGGCTTTATCAGCGAGGATAATTTACCCTGTGCCGTTTCACTGTTCTTTGCCGTAAAGGTCGTTCTGACAGCTATTTCATTTTCGTTTTCTTCCCAGCCAAGCCCATGCACATAATCTTTAATGTTATACTGCGTGCCGTTCTCATCGACAATGACAACGCGGTACTGAATCTTTGTTAAATCTATCATGCCGCCTCCTAACCTGGAATTGTAAGGACTTCACCCGGCCATATCCAGTGTCCATGGTCAGAGCTGCTTTTCCCATGTTCCTGTGCCGTGTCTTCTATGGTGTCTTCATTGGCATCATATATCCGTGTCCAGTCCGTGCCGCTTCCGAGTTCACGCTCGGCAATAGCCCACAGCGTATCGCCGGAAACAACCGTATAACTGTAATCCCCGCCGCCCGAATCATCAGAATCCGAATCCGGTTCATTGCGTGGTACGGTCTTTACAAATTCCGCAATTTTTAATTCATCGGTAGTGTAAATCTTCAAATCTTTTGCCTGCGTAAAAGTTATGGAATATTTCACATTGCCATACGCACCGTATACCTCCGGCGAAAATGAAGATATTGTAACATCAAGATTAATCCATGTGTCTGTTACAATCAGGTTTAAAACCTGTCCGGATTCCTGCCATTCCCTTAAAGTTTCAACACACAGATTCGGCGGCATATAGTATTGTGTAAGCACAATACTTTCATACCGCTTTACACTGCCGAAAAACTCGCCGTTCCATTTAATTTCTGTAACATCAGTACCCTTTGGCACCTTTACGGTGCCTTTGGATATGATGTCAAATGACTGGTACTTTGCCGCCAGTGTACCGCTTATCGTTTCCGGATTTGCCGGGAATGTAAAAAAACGGCTTCCGCCTACTTCTGAAAGCCGTATGATAATATCCTGTGCCATGTGCTACGCCTCCCTTACTGTCGGCATATTCTCAAATACCCGCTCCAGTCTTTCTGCAATCTCTCCGCCCAGTTCATCAGCCATGGATTTCATATTTTTCTTAATTATCGCCATGATGTCTGCTTCTGACTGACCTTCTGTGCCATTGATTACAAATTCCGGCGATACAGAAACATTAACTGATACCGGACTATTTCCGCCCTGCTGTGGTGCCGTGGTGCTGACCGGTTCAAATACAGCCGGATTATTCTCTGTATTATCCTCTGTGGTTTCGTAATAGCCGCGGGGAACGGTTTTTATTGTTTCATTGAATAAATTATAATCAACAGCGTTTAACCCTGTATTTGAACCGCTTACATAGCCGCCCTCTGCGTGGGCTGTTACCCCCAGCACCTGTCCTGCCTGTTCATAAAGTTCCAGCGCCCTTGACCTGCGGCTTGGATTGGTCGGAATTACAAACTCGCCATAGCCTTCTTCTGCAAGCCAGCTTAACTGCGGACCGCCGCTTACATAACCACCGGCAGCATGTTTCTGCGGTGTAATGCTGTAAGATGTACTCGGCATCAGCGAACTTGGCATTGTAGGATTACTTACGGAATAATCAAATGTAACCGTAAGCGGCATTGTGACGTTGTAGCCAGCTCCAAACTTTGCCGAAGCCGAAGTATCGACATTGCCTTTTACAATGTCAAGCGCCGCGTTTACTTTGTCCATGTCCGCACCCTCAATAGCTGTCGCTACGCCGTCGCTTAGTGAGGTTTTAAGAGCTTCCATGTCAGCATTTGATAAATCAAGTGCTGACAGCTGGTTCTGTATCTCGTCTGTGTACGGACCGATAAAATCAACGTCCGCATCCATTATTTCTTCTACACTCGGAACTGAATCTTTATAAGACTGCAAAATCTGTTCTTTAACTTTTTGCGGTATACTCTCCGCTGTCGATTTCAGCAGTGTTTCAATTTGCGATTGATACTCCTCATCAAGTCCGTCCAGGTCAAAGATATTCTTCATAAAGGTATCGTCCCAGGTACTTACGTCAGGCTTCTGGGTCAGCGCATTGTTTATTGCCGTTTGAAGCTTTTCAGCTGTTGTACCTTCGATATCCGGAAGTATTCCGTCAAGCTGGCTTTCAAAGGCATCTGCAATCGTCTGTAAATTAAATTCCTGCACATTCAGATTCAGGTCGGACAGCTTCTGTGCGTATCCGTCCTCTATCTGCTTTTTCATTTCAGCCGCTTCCTCATCAGATATAACATTTTCGGATACCTGCAGTTCTACGTTCTTTAGGGATACTTTCATTGCATCGTAATAGCTTGCAGCTGCCTTTTCAGTGTAGTCTTTAAGCTGTTCCTGCAATTCCGAATATGATTCCGGTGTAAGCGCAGCACCGCTGGCTTTGAATTTAATGCTTATTGCATCTAAATCCGCCTGATTCTCGGCATCTGCAAGCTTATTTGTAATGTCCGTAATCTGCTGTTGCAGATTGGTAAGCTCTGCCGATTCATCAAGCGTTATAACACCGTCTGAGAGCGCAATGTTCATTTTTTCACTGAGTTCCGTCCCCAGTTCCTCTGCCCGCTGGGCAAAAGAATTGTACACGGTATCAAGACCTGTTGTATCACCATTGCCGTCTGTGAGAAGATTTAAAGCCACAGTTGCTTCGTAATGGTTGTCATTAATATATGTCTGCGCATTTTTTACAAATGTATCCACGCTCTGTTTGTACTCATCAATATCCGTATCAGATAACTGCATACCAAGATTGATTTTCCAGTTTTCACGCTTCAAAGTGCTTACGGAAGACTTCAAAGCTGTTAAAGAGTTCTGTGTGTTTTCCGTTACCGTATTAAACTCATCAAGCCCCTCTTTCATATTGCCGAAAGTGATTTCTTCCGCCAGCTTCTTAATCTGCGTAAATGACAGCTTTATATCTCCAAATGAATCTTTCATAACGTCCGCGCATGATTCCTGAAACTTTGCCGCAAAGTCCTCTGCACTGACTGAAGAATCATTCAGCGCATCTTTCAGGCTCTTGTTGGCAAACTTCGATGTCTTATCAATCGTAATGCCGGTTGCATTGTACACTGCCTGTACCTTGTCCGACATTGCCTGCATTTCCTCGACATTCTTCTGATAATCCTTTTTGACTTTGTTGCCGCCCAACCAACCGGCAACACCACCGACACCGGCACCTATAAGTGTGCCAACTCCCGGAAGAATAAGTGAACCGATTGCGGCTCCTGTGGCAACTCCGCCTGCTGTCAGTCCAGCTGACGCTCCATATGCAGCTTTTTCATCTTTATTATCAGACTTTATGGCTTTATATGTATCAACACCCGCATGAATCAACGAAGCTCCGGCAGCTAATCCTCCCGCCACTGCTCCAGCTCCGGTAAGCGCCGCCATTCCTCCGCTCATTGTTCCTACGGTACTTCCAAAATACATACCGGCTTTATTTACCGGCTTGAGCGCATATCCGACATTCGCCAGTCCGCCAAGGATTCCACTTCCGCCGACCATGGCATTACCGGTCGAACCAATTATCGAACCCGCAAGCGATACCCCGTCAGTGCCACCAGTACCAAACAATCCCTTGCCGATACTGAACGCACCTTTTCCAAGTCCCACAAACGGTTTTGAAATTTTCATCAGGATACCGGCAGATAAAACAGATGACAGGTCGGCACTCCGTCCGCCCGGCAACAGTTTTGCCGCATTGCTGAACAGATTTCCCAGACCATCCCATATTTTTTCTGAAATCAGACTGAAATCAAATCCTTCCGAAAAGCCTTTTGCGAAAGAAGCTCCCAGCGTACTGCCTTCGTCTATAGTTTCCGACAGATTAATTCCAAGAATTGTACCGATACCGACTGTAAGCCCTGTACCGATAGCATTTCCAATATCTCCGGCTACTGCATTTATCTTTGTTTTGCCCTTACTGCTCCACCATTCGGAAAACGGCTCGACAATAAAATCATCCCATGCTATCTTTGTCTTCCCAAAAAAATCCGCATTTTTCCATTCGTCTGTATCCGTAACCTCTTTAAATTTGTGTTTCAGACTGTCAAACTTTATTTCCACAGAATCCATGGCATCATTTAATGCCTGTTCTACATTCGGCACCTGTGTTGTAAGCCACTGGACTATATCACGCAGCCATGAGTTGGATAGTCTCTCACCCAAAGAGATTTTAAGACCGTCCACTGCCGACTGAAAATAAGTAATATCACCGGACAGATTATCAAGCTGTATCTTTGACATCTTCTCTGCCGCACCGTCAGCATGATTAATTGACTCTGCCAGTTTATCATAATCTTCCTGTGAAGCATTTAAGATAGCCAGTAAGCCTTTCTGTGCTTCCATACCGGCTACGGTATTTGCAAGGTTTGATTTCTGTTCCTGATTCATGCCAGCAGTTGCTTCTCTAAGTTCTCCCATGACTGTTGCAAGTGGTCTTGCATTGCCTGTACTGTCATAAAAATTTACCCCTAAATCTGCTATTGCATCTGCCGCACCACTTGAATTAGTAGCAAGCCTTGTAAGAACAGAATTAAGTGCCGTACCTGCCTGTGTGGACTTTATACCGCTATTTGCCATTAAGCCGGTCATCAAAGCTACATCTTCGATTGAGTAACTTAACGACCCCGCCATAGATGCCACATACTTGAATGTTTCGCCCATCATGCCTACATCTGTATTGGCTGATGATGAAGCCTGTGCCAGTACATCTGAAAAATGCGTTGCATCGCTGGCTTTTAAACCAAACGCTGTCAACGCATCTGTAACAATATCACTCGTTGTTGCCAAATCTTCGCCGGAAGCCGCAGCGAGATTTAAGATACCACTAATACCGTCTGTCATCTGCTCTGCATTCCAGCCTGCCATAGCCATATAATTAAAAGCTTCAGCGGATTCTTTGGCTGTAAATTTCGTAGTCGCTCCCATTTCTTTTGCTTTGGCTGTAAGCTTATCAAATTCACTGCCGGTTGCCCCGCTTACCGCCTTTACCTGGCTCATAGCAGCTTCAAAGTCTTTGTAAGTATTTACGGTATCCGCAACACTAAAAGTTACTCCGAGGACTGCTCCGGCTTGAAAGATAGGATTCTTTAGCAGATTCAATATTCCACGCACCGGAGCTGTAACAAGGTCAACCGCTTTCACGGTTACGCTCCACGTTTTTCCGGCAAAACCTCGCAGTCCGCCTTTTATCGTGGACAGAACAGGGGAAATTTTGTCCTTGGCTTCAAGCAATACTTCGTATTTTTCTTTAGCCCATGATTGAAGCGATTTCTGCGTTTTCTGCGCAGATTTATCGAATTTGGATACCGTTTCCGTGGCTTTTTTTGTCGAAGAGGCAGCACTATCAGCTGCTTTTTCCATATTGTTTAATTTTTTTGTAATTTGTGTCAGCTCCGGGTCTGTATTATCCACAGTTTCTATAGGAATCTCTATTCTCATTGTCTCAGCCATTGTCTCCGCCTCCTTTCTCTTTCTGTGATGACTCTAGGTATATTCTTGTAGATGCCAGCATAAATGCTTGTACACCTCTCGGCTTCTGGTAGAACTCGTCCGGGGTTATGCCTGTCCGCTGAAATATATGATGTAACAGACAGGCTTTTCCACCGGCTTCAATTAGTTTTTTGCTACTTCCTCAATATTGGAATCATAGCCGCTTAACGCATCAATAGCTTCAAGTACCTTGTCCTTTTCTCCCGCTTTCAGACAATACTCAATTACATCAAGACCACTCATAATCTGTAAGCCCTTATTTCTAAGTGCTTCCCATACTTTCTTGTTATCCCACAGCTTTTCACGGTCTTCCTCCACCGTTGCCGTATGAATAAGGGCGGCTCTGTATTTAATGTTGTTCGTTTCCTCCGGCAGCTTCATTCCAAACTGCTTATTTCTTACATACTTTGTCCATTTCTTTTTACAACGGTCGTATTCTTCCTCTGACAACGGTCTGATAGCAAATGTGAAATATACCTTACCGCCTCGTGCAATCTCAATCCGCTTTGTTTCGTCCTGTGTATACCCAGCCGCTTCAATCAGCCCGCGGATAATATCTTCTTCATGAACTCTCATCTGTTCCTTTGTTTCATCTTCCGTAAGTTCAATATCCTGTACCGGTGCTGCACTTTCCTGTACAGTGCTTTCATCTACAATACCTACTGTTGCTCTTGTTAAATCTGCCATGCTCATATCCTCCAAAAAAATAAAAAAGAGAGGCATACCCTGACGATATGCACTCCCTAAAACTGCATATATTTAGCTGTTTATCCTTCTAATCAGATTAAGAAATTGAAAGAAGGCTCTGTAATTCCGGCGGCTGGTTGACTGCAAAGTTCCATGCACGCTTGACAACATCTCCTGTCGTGATGTTCTGTAAGTCCACCTGTCCTGACGGAACACATTCTGAATAAACCACACGCTGTTCTGAACCGTTTCTGCCTGTTAAAACGCCCTGGAAATTCCAGTATGGCATTGTCTGTTCTTTCATTGCTGTCATAAGCTCCTGAATAAACGCATCATCTTCAACAACAATCTGACTCATTGTCAGCGTTACTTTAAAAGTGTTTGCTGACTCTAATTCCTGCGCATTACCTAAAACGGAGTATGATGCGTTGTTAAAACTTACATTGCTTGAAAATGATTCAACCGTTGCCAGCAGTACACCGTCTGCATTGTAAAATGCGCCGTCCTTGCCGGTTCGTGCCTGTCTGGCATCTCCGGCAGCCCTTGTATTAATCATATTGTGCTACCTCCTATTCGTTTGTGCTGAACCGGAACATATATGTAAGATACATATGTTCCATGCTGTCTTTGTCGATTACTGAAATTTCAAAATAAGCACTGTCACCGTCCGCCGTATATACAGAGCTTTCAGACACCTTGCAGGCGGTCAGCTTTCCCTCTGATACCATGGAATTTCCGACAGCCTGTAACTGGCTGATTGCCGTTGCTCTTCCGTTGGTATCATTGTCAATCTTTCCGACAAGGTTATCTGCTGTAACATTCATTCTGCGGATAAGTTCAAAACGTGTCTTTACGCGGCGGATTTTCTTCCAGCCGTCATCTTCGTTTTCTGCCGGAGTAATCAGAGTATTGATTGCATTATCAATCCATACCTGTTTTGCACTGTTGTACGTAAGCACAATACAACCCTTTTTCTCTGCCGCAACAATCTGTGTGTTTGTCAGTCTTTCAAGAATCTCGGTGAAACCATTTACAACCGTATGTGTCAAAGATGAATTAGATGCACACGCTCCAATCATTCCAGCAATACGTGCCGCCGTCTGGTATCCGTCAATCTCTGTTCCCTGTTCATTTACATTAGCATTTAACACATAACACATCTTTTTGTCATTAAAAACTGCCGCATGGGCAATTCTTGTTTCAAGGTCTACCGTGTGTTTTTCTGCCACAACTGCGATTGCCAGCGTTCCGGCATTGAATACCCGGCTGACAAATGCCTGTAACAGAAGGTGTACCGCGGTATCTTCTGTATCTACACAGATAGTATTAAAATCAAACGCTTCAACCTGTGCAAAAGCCTCTGAATAATCGCCTGTCGTTACCTGTGGGTCTGTACCGGCTGTAAATGCACTCTGCGATACTGCCTTAATCTCTGCCGAATCCTTTCCTGCTTTTAATTCTGCCTTGAACTTCTTTGAGTTTGAAAAAGCTTCCACAAGCGCCGCAGCTTCTCCACTGCCGGCCGGAAACTCTGCTTTTTCAAATTCCGTCTTGCCTGCATAAATGATACATTCCTTTACCGTGCTGTCTGTCAGCTTTTCTCTTACCGTAACAGTAAATTCTTTCTTACCGGGATATGCGGCTGTAATCATCACAGCGGCTTCTCCCTCATTGTCATTCAACGTTACCGTACCAGCTGTACCGCCATTTCCAACACGGCACGCAATTATTGTCTTTGCGCCACCGTTGATAGCTTCCTGAATGGCATCTGTTGTGCCACCGTTTCCAAACGTGGAAGCAAATCCGTCTTCGGCACTTAATTCAACCGCTGTATTAAGCGGTCCGAAATCTGATTTAAAAACAATGGCGGTAACACCGTTTACAACATCTGCCTGTGCATTTGTTCCCCGCTTCTGAATGTTAAAATAAGCACCGGGTCTGACCTTTGTTTCTCCAACAATATAGGTTTCTGCCATTACTATCTGACCTCCTTCTTCATAAATATCTTTACGGTTTCACCTGCTTTGGAAACCGTACATTCTTTGATACCGGCGGCTTTCAGTGCCGCCGCCGCACATTCTGTTCTGACCCCGAACAGCTTTCCTGCATTTGCCGCCAGCTCCTCCGCTGTATAAACGGATTCTGCCTGTACAGGTGCAGCTTTCGCTACAGCCTTTTCTGCCACTGTCTGTTCGACTGCGGTCTTTTCTTTTGATACTGCCATACCGTACCTCCTAACTGTAATTTGTTTCTGTATTATTAAGAATATGAGGTTTCGCCCTGTACCTCAGTAATCCATAATGTCCCGTGATGAACACCTGCCCTTCCTTCAAGTAGTCAGATTTGTAATTCACCTGCAGCCTCTTAACGAACATAGGCGAATAGTCCAACATGATTACCTCTCCGTTGAGTGACAGGTGGTTGGCAATATCTGCAGCCATCTTCAATCTCACTGTACTTTCCGGACACAAAATATGGACGGCAATTCTACCGTCCATCCAGGCTACTGTATTCGTTTCTTCCTGCTTCTCAGTTGAAATCAGCCTGCAGTAAACCACCGGCTGCTCTGCTGAGGCTTCGGTTATCTCCTCCATCCGGTCATATCCCATAACCAGGCATTCCGGGTACAACTCCTTGATATACTTATCAACCGCCATTACCGGGTCCGGATCGGATGTTTCCATAGACGGATATTCCAGGATGTCAAATCTGACTTCACAGCCGATCACAACACCGGCTTTTCCTGCATCCTCGCCCATAGTGAACGCATCCGTCCTCGCCCAGGTAAAGCAATACGGTGTACCACCTTCCGGAAGAAGGATTACATCACGCAGGCACCCCTTCACGATAGGCGCTATGTCTTCCGGGAATATATCTGCCGTATTCTGACAGAGTATCGATACTGAAAGACTACCGGCGCTGTTTCGCTCTTCGTTTGCCTGCAGGTCATAGTTGTAAGTTACCATAGGGTACTGCGTTTCACCGCCCCACCCTTCCTGTTCGTCGCCCGGTGCTTCCGAACTAAAAATAGCAGGCGCACCACTGTAGGTCGTAAGCCTCTCCGTAAGTGCCGCCGTACTGACGAACCTTTTCTGAATCAATTCTTCCAGCTTCACTCTGTTGTTCCTTCCTCAGTGTCCTGCTCTTTGATGCCGTAGGTCTTAACCTCTGACATATCGTGTGAATATCGGATTTCCCACTGACCGTCTACTGCTTCGTCAATGGGAATCCGAAAGTGATTAGTTACATTGCCGATACCCGGATGATACTGGACGATCAGCTCCTTCTCGATGGCTGATGTTACAAATCCGGCTTTACCTTCCGGCCATGTGCGATGCTTGCCATAGACCAAATCGCCCCTGGCAATCTCGCTCAAATCGAAGGTTGCTATCGGCTGTTCTACTACCAGTGCCATATATCATGCCTCCTTAGCCATACGGCTCCTTGTAAATTTTCTCAATTTCCGGGGTTGCCTTCTCCTTGATCTTGTCTACGAATGGCCTTGCTGCCATTTTCTTCGTTCCGTTTTCAAGGTTGCCAGCATACTTCTCTTGGCTTTCCAGCTCTGCAATGATTTGGACTCCGCCACCAGCGGTACTGCCTTCGCTCTTTACCTGGCCATTCCAGTGCATACGGAGATTTCCTGTACGTCTTGCCGGTGGTTCTCCTGGTGCCGAAGCTGTGTAGGTCGCTTTGCTGTGCGGCTTGCGATATGTTCGCCCGCTCCTTTGACCTTTTAACACTTCCAGTTCTGCGTTTCGCATGGCATTCACCGCTCTAACGCCCCTGGCTACGACTTGTCGGTTGATTTTGGCTACCTGTCCTTTGACTGTTGCCCTTATGGCACTTCCTGCGCTCCCTGCTTTTCCATCGTTCCACAGTTTCACTTGACATCCTTCCTTTCCTCGGCGTAGTAGATTGTGGATATACCCAAGCTACCCACCTCGTCCAGGTCGATGATGTAAAACGTGCGATTTCCGAGTATGAGTTTATCGGACTTCTTTGCTTCCGGACTTCCCGCCTGCACAATCGTATGGGTGCAAACACGGTCTCTCGTTGAATGAGATTCCTTCTGTTCCTTCGTGGACTCGGCAAGACATCCTCTGATGATCTTTGAGCCGTCTCCTTTCGGGTCGTTTACTACCCTTCCGCTCGCTGTTACAACCTGCGTATTTGACTCGACAACAAAATCCTTGAATAAGTTTCCCGGCCTTAAATACATAAATCTCGCATTTATCATCCGTTCCACACCCTCTCGTTTTCGTGCATTCCGGTATGGAAGTAAGGCGGACCATCTACCCCATTTCCGAACCGTGGCACTGACACTGATTCTGCCTGAACCTCTTTTTTCAGCTTGTCGTAATCTTCTTTCCAAAGTTTCGCCCTGCCATTCATATCCAGGCTGAGAGGACCGGTCTTTGTGTTGACCTCATACGCAAAACGACGGCACAAACTTTCAAGAAGCATCAGCTTCGCACGCTTCCACTTATTCGGGTATGCGTCGATTGCTGCTTGTATCTCCTCGTCGGTCAATGCCGTCGTATCTGCCAGGCCCTCTACCATCGTGTCTCCAAGTTCAAACCTCATACGGTCTTTGCCAAACTCCGTGATGTTTCCCGGCTCATATGTGTATGCACCTTTTGACATTAGGTATCAGCTCCCTCCGTAATGCTGTCTGTGGTTGCGTTACCGTCTACGGATTCGTTTGAATTGCCGTCAGCGGAGAATAAAGTGTCGTGCTGTTTCTGAGCCGCTTTCTTGACCGTAGCGCGTGTGTCTAAGGCGTGAAGCAAAATCAGAACGCTGTCGGACTTTACGTTGGCTACTGCCTTTGCACCATCGTCCGCATTCATCTGCAGTACATCGACCACAGACTGAATATCCTCTGCACTGCAGGAAACCGCCGTCACATTGTCACCCTCGCCCTTGACTGTCACGGTAAAACCGGCATTGTCGGAGTCGAACGGTTTAAGCTCTGCGACTGCGGACTGGATCATCTCGTCCACCTGCTCCTGCGAATAAAGGGCACCGGACTGTTCCGGTACCCCTGCTTCGTCATTTGCGATTGAGATTACGCCGAGTTTTTCTTCCCTCTCGACATTTAACACAATGTCTGCCGGGATTTCATCCCCTGCGAAGAATTTTCTGCCGCCATAACTGCAGCGTTTCTTTGCAATCAATTTCATGGCGAACCTCCTTATACAGCGTCGCAACCGAAGAATGCGAGATCATCTGCGGTTTTCTTCATGTCGTATGCCATAAGACCCTCAACGAACTCTGAATGTGTTCCCGGTGTGCCAGGATAATTCAGAACCGGAAGCAAAATTCCATTCTCCAGCATATCCCATGTGAAGATGTAACCTGCAGAAGGCTCCTCGACGGAAGGTGTGTCTGTCGCATATGCTAACAGGAATGAGTTCGGATCCCCGATATATCCCATATCTGCATTCTGTCCTAATCCAGCTTTGTTCTGAACGGTTCTGTCGAGAACAATTCTGTCAATTTCAAAGAGCTGTGCCAGTACGTTAAGATTTACCTTTGCCGGGTTAGGAGTAGAACCGCCGTATTTTACCCTCTCGAGGATTGCCGGGTGCTCTTTTAACGCATTGTAGACGTTTACACCCAATCCAAGTCTGTTAGGGGTGCGGCCGGTTTCCTCATTGATCTCAGTCATTTTGTTCTGGAAGAAAGCGATCGGGTCACTGTTACCGTTGCTGAACTTGATAAACTGTCCGGATGTAACAGACACGGAATCGGTGCCTGTTGCCTCGTTTTTCCATACTCCTTTGCGCATGAATGATTTTGAAAACTCTGCATCCTGGTGGATGTTTGCCTGTGTTGCAATCACCTTAGTTCTCTGCTGGCGCGGGTCTTTGGTGTGAGGTCCCTGTCTGCGGTTAAGGTCTGTCTGACGGATATTATCAATACCCATAATCATCTGATCTACGTGGCAGGCATAGTTCTCTGTATGCTCTGAGATTACTGCCGGGTCAACTGAACCGTATGCCGGTTTTCTATTCCAGTTATCACGTAACAAATCCTCTTTATCAAATACATAGTAATTGTCAGAGGACAGCTGCACCGGGCAAACAGGAAACATATTCTTTGCAAAAGATGTTGTTTCCTGCTGATAGTAAGCCAGCGCCATTGTTGAAAGCGCTGTGTGCGGTCTAAATGCACCCTTTGCAATTTCTGCCTGGATGCTTTTTGTTGTTCTTTTCATTTACCATTTCCTCCTTCTTTATTTTGCGGCATTCTTCTGATACTTGGAAATCTGAACTCTAACATAGTCATTCTCAGCTGCATTGCTGAGCGCCACGCCGATCACATAATCTCCGTCAGCTGCCTTTGTTGCTTTTCCTGCGGTTGCAGTTACCTCTTCGCCCTTCTTTATGGCTCCGCCAGCAAGAATGTAGCCGATGTCCTTAATCTGAACATCTACCTGGTCGCCCTTTGCAACCTTTCCGGACTCTGCTCCGGAGATGTCGTTATAGCCTGCCTCAATAATTGCAATGCCTACGATAGGTGCTGTGCCGTCGGTTGCTACGACTACATCTCCATTCTCGTCATATTTGAGAATGAGGTTTCTCGCATCGTCGATAGCAGCACCGGCCTGCTCTGCGATTGTCACAGACTGGTTAATCTGCGAGCCGTTGAAGTTTCTCTTTGCCATGGTCTTTTCCTCCTTCCTTAAAATCCTTCCTCAGCGTCGTATGCGTCCATAAGGTCCGGGTTATCTTCCCAAGCCTTAGCCAGCGCATCCGTATAGCTCATGGAAGGTTCTTTCTGCATATAGCTCTTGGCGATACCTTCGATCTTGCCCTCTGCATCACTTACGTGCACAGAGCCGTGGCCGGACTTGCCTACCTCGGAAAAAACGCCGGACTTGTTGACCGCTTCCACGGTGGCATCAAGAACGGCGATCATATCGTTGTATGCAGTTCCACCGGTAGCTCTGAGAGATTTGAGCATAGGTACAAGCTCCTCTTTCTTCTTGCCGATGATTTCATACTTGCCTGCTACGGCTTCAAGTTCTCTGTTCTCAGCATCCTCACGGAACTTTCTGAGTGCTTCGATTTCTGCCTTAACAGCAGGATTGAGTCCCTTGTAGATGTCCTCGCCATCTGCAGGTGTTTCCTGGTTCTGCTCAGGCTTCTCAACAGACTTTGTTACCGCAGGTTTTCCCTCCGGAGTCTGCTCTGTCTGAGCCGGGTCGTCTGCCACGCCGTATCTCTTCTCGATATCTTCGAGAATGAGAAGCTCAGCCTGGGTCATTTTGCTCTTGTCGATCTTCATATCTTCGTTGTCTCCTTTCGACTGTTTCTTTTTGCCATGGTCCTTTTTGTCCTCTGTGTCTACCTCCGGATCGTCTCCTTCTCCGGCAGGCTTTCCAGCGGCGGTCTGTGCCTTCTCGATGTTGTCATTCAGCCTTGCAGCCGCAGACTTCATCATTGCCAGGTCACTCTCCGTCACCTCGTCACTCTTTACGATGTTGATTACCTTTCCGCCGGACCAGTTGCTAATCGCTTCCTTCACTACTGCAGTGAACTCGTCAAGGCTCTCATTCATCGCTGTTGCTGCGCCGGTGCTATCCAGCTCCTCGTCATTCAGAATCGAACAGAGGCTTGCCTGCAGTGCGTAGCATATATCCCAAATTTCATCAGCAATCTTTCTGTTCTTGATTTCATTGAAACGCTCGTTGAAACTAACAGAGTTGCCTTTCAGAACTTCCTCTACTGCACTGTCGATCTCTTCCTGGTTCATGCCGGCCTTTTTGCCGATGAAACCGAACAATCGGCTGACAAAACCATTCTTATCGCCATTCTCTCCTGTGGACTGCCCCTTTTCGCCTTTACTCTTTGTTAGCTTAATGTGAGCATCCGGATTTGCACCTTCATCTACAAAATCAACCTTGCTGATTCTGAGATTTTTTAACTTTGTTGCCACTTTGCTTCCTCCTTTCCGCAAGATTTGTATATTAAAAAAGACACCTTTGCGGTGCCTATCCTAATAACGGAATGATGTTTCTGTTGCTGATAAACTCTTCTAACTGCTCTACTGTGGACTCTCGCAGGTTATTCAAACCGTAGCTGTCCATAAATTCGAGTAGGAAATCAGAAAAAGGCACCATATCGGATGCCTTGCTGATCTGTTTTATCAATTCTCTCTTTTTGCTAAGATTTGTCTCCATATTGTGAACTACCTATGCCCTTATTACACTCTCGTATGTGGAATTATAAGGTTGAGACTGCTGAAAAACTCAATACGCCCCATTTCTACAAGGTGTTTTCATCTTCTACTTCGACTCTCTCGGCTTCTCCTTCGATTGAGAACATCGGATATGTACCGTCCTTAACCTTTTCCCATACATCCTCGTCGGTTACTTTGAAGCCGATCCACCAACCAATCGGAAGGGTTCCTGCCGGGATTCCCATTGCCTGCATTTTTTCTTCCGTGAATACCACGGATTCAACCAGGACTGCAGCACCGCCTCTTTCGTGCATTTCTCCACCTTCACGATAGAGCAACACGTACTGATATGCTGCGTTTTCCAATTCTTCTGGCTCGATGATGTCCTCCTGCCAGTCCTCAATCTCTTCTCCGTCAGCACGGATAGCAACATTCGCCCAACCAAATGCCAGGTGCTTGTCATCGTCGGACTTGGCAATCTTAAACCTGCCTTTAATCACATTGCTGGCAGGCTCTTTCTTCTGCGGTTCTGCAGACTTCTTGATGAAATCAGAGAACTTCTTCACTTTCTCACTTCCTTCCTCTCGGTGCAGCCACTTCGATATACTCGATAGCGCAGGCACATCTCGGGTGTGCAGGTGGTAACATATGTTGCCCTGCAAACAGGACCTTTCCTTTGAAATCAAAGTCGGAGTCCATATCTACCTCGGTACCTTCCAGCGCATTGCAGATGTCGCACACCGAATCGTCTCCGGATGTACTCCATCTCTTTACCATCGTTCCAAGATACCCTTCGCCCTGTGCCTGGCGTATGCCTTCATCGGCTCCACGGTTATAAGCAAAAGCACTCTCGGTCTGAGCGATTGTGAATGCCCTGGCCCGGTGCTGTTTCTCTGCATATTTCTGAGAAGCGTCCAATGCCTTCCGGCGGATGCTCTCAATCTTCATTCTCGGATGCTCTTTTCGCATCGTAGCCACGATATTGTCATAATACCTGGCGTTTGCTCTTGCGTCACCCTCTGTCAGACCGATGCATGGACGAATGAGCCTTGCCAGTTCATCTACTGTATGGCTCTCTCTCATTTTCTTTTCCAGGAGTGCCGCTATTGCGTCCTTCTGCTCTTCTGTGCATCGGGTAACAAACTCAGCTCCTCTTTCACTGATCCAGTCGAGAACGCCTGGCGTCTGAGTGTTGAACTCAAAAGCGAGACCGTCCAGGATTGGTTGCCCTGTTGGTCCTGCCGCTATTGCCTGCGTCCACATTGACTGTAATCTCTCGGCAACAAGCACTGAGTAATCCTGTTGCCAAGCCTCTAACGTCTCTTTACTAAGGCTTCCGTCCGCTACTGCCTTTCGGAGTTCCTGGTACGTGATGGCATCTTGCTGATCCTGCCAAAATCCGCATAGGATTTCAACCGGTTCGTCACATTCGCTCTGCAGGTACTCTTCAAGTCTGCGTAGGACTTCTTGACTGCCCGGTGTCTTTGCCTTGCGTATTCGCTTTGGTCGTATGAACCTTATTGCCATTTGTACCGCTCCTTCCTAACCGCCTTTTAGCGGCTTCCACTACATTGTCGGGGATTTCTTCGCCTTCGTCGTTTCCATCGCTTCCTGCGGCTGTCTCGGGTTCCGGTGGCTGGTTCTGTTCTGCCTGTTGCTTACGCCGCTGGTCTACTGTCCTGTCGTCTGTTGTTCTCTCCGGCAGGTGTCCGACCTGGCGAATGTAGTCTTCCAGTCCATCATCCGGTACCAGGATTCCAATTCCAGTCATATCCTTTACAAATGTAGATACCTTTGTAATGTCGGCATCTTCAATATCTCCGTGTGTCATTTTGGGGTAGTCTGTTATGCCCTTGAAATGCTCTCCATTAATATCAATCAAAGCTGGAATTCCCTGGCTATTGAATGTTTCGCAAATAATATCTAAGAACGCACCGATTGCCATAGCAAACAACTCCGTCTTGTCGGAACTCAACGCCCAGGAACCAGTCTCTGAATGACCTAAGAAAATAAAATCCGCTAATACCGTCATTGCAATTCGGGTATCATAGCGGTTGATGATCGCATTCGTGTCAAACTGTCGGGTGCCACCGGAACTTAACAGCTCCAACTCATAACCCGCTGGAAGTACCACGCCTTCCATCTCGTCTCGGCGAATGCTCTTTACCATATTTTCCAGGGCGATGCGTGTACGCTTATTCTCGTCGATTGCATCATCCCAAATATCCAAACCTTCCGGAGCGTGCATTACCGGGAGTCCTGCAAGGTCTCTCTCAATGCCGATGCCCTCAATCTCCTGGATTCGTCTCTTGAAATACCAGGATCGGTAGGCATTTCTCAGAATGCTTCTCCCTTCCGGGTTGTTCTTCCTGCTCTTTGTACGGAACAGCAATGCCTTACTCATTGGTATCGTGTACGTTCCGAAGTCCGGCGGCGGCATCTGAGTCATTCCCAGCAGATTGTCCTCGTTGTCATATTCCCACCGGTAGAGTGTTTCCTGCGCTCTGATAGGCAATTTCTTCCATCCAATCAAACCGTCTGTGTACTTACTCTTCGTTGTTGGGTTCTTCGTATTTCCCATACGGCGCTTATACACGATCTCGTGGAAGCTCCAACCGTAAGTGAGGAAAGATAAGATTTCCGAAATTGTGTCCGTCCAGGTGTCCTGCATATCGTGCATACAACTTTCTACGAACTCTGCAGCCTCTTTGTCCTTTGCGGTGTCGCCTCCCGGCTCTATGTTCCAGTCGCACTGTCTTACCAGCATCTCAATAGCAAAGAGGATCGCACCTACCACATCGTCATTCTCTGACATTTCACGGTAGACCTCTATTCCTCGTGTGCCTCTCAGTTCATGAAGGAACTCTTCATAGATTGTTCCTCCGTAGCGTCGCTGACCTATGCGACCGATTTCTTTGTTAGCCATCTGTTCTCACCTCACTTATTCCAATAACTACCCTTGCCTAACTGGCTATCCTTAGGCGGTGCTGAGTATGTAGCACCACTCTCTAACTCCGTAAATGCCGATGAACTTGCGTCCACCATATCCTTGAATTTGGACTGTGGGAAGTTCTCGCACTCGTTGAAATACTCTTCATTCCACGGTGCAATCAGCACATCGACATTGCCTTTATCCATACCCTCAAGTCCTAACCACTGTGCCGAAAACGGTTCTGCTCTCGTCACCTTGTCTCCGGACTCTTGAATGCACTTAACATTGAAACCAGCCAAGAGTTTCATAAAACTCTGTGCCTGGTCTTTACCTGCTTGGCCTGGGTCCTGCGGAAGCCTGGTTGCTACCCTTCCGTATTTCGCCCTGTCAGCTATGCAGGTCTGCTTTATGATTTCTCGCACATCGGACGAACTCAACCGGCGATTGATAACGTCGACCACAATGTACCGTCCGTTTCTTCTCTTTCCGATCAGCACGCTTGCTGTGTATGCCGGGTCTCCCTTTTCATCCTCAGATGTTGCCGCAAGGTCCCAGCCTCTCGCCCACTTGATAACATCGGGCGGTATCTCTTCCAGCATATTTACCTTTACTCGCTTGAACATCAAACCTGCGGCGGCCTTAATCTTCCAGTTGCCATGCAGTAGTCGCTCTCTCTGTACAAGAGCCATTGCCTGCAGGTTGGCTAAATACCCTGGGTCATTCTTCATCAGAATTTTGTTATCATGCAGCGTACTCGCAATGAACGTCACGCTCTTAGGCATCGTCTCAGCCTGTTCCGGCTTGACACCGTTCTCGATAGCTCCCTGCACTGCCTCTTCTCTGCTGTCGAACCAGGTAACAACCTCGTTGAGTCGTACCATCCAACGGATTACTCCCGACCGTTCCAGTATCGGATAGCCGGTCTCTTGATTTATCCACCAGGAAATGAACTCAGCAACCCAAGAGTCTGCGTCCGGGTTGCAGGTAGCTCGTACATACGGCTTTACACCGGAATCTGTACGGTTTCGAGACAGCATATAAAAGAACTGGTACTCGCTAAAGTGCGTCAGCTCGTCAAATCCTATCATCGTTAGCTGTGAACCCTGCCAGTCGTCGCAATCTTCATCACGTCCTAGATGGGCGAAATTGACCGATGCGCCTCTTTTGAAAGTCCAGTGTAGTTTTGGTGTCTTTAACGGCTGGGAACCTTTCACGTAGCGGTAAATCTTTCGTGAACTGTCCCATAAGCCTCCTGGGGATGTTACCTGCGTGTAGTCGCGTCGGAAGATAGTTGCATTGTAGTCCGGATTGTTCATATACCGAAGCGGCTCTAGTAGCAGTCCGAAAGTTTTTCCTCCTCCTGCAGCGCCTCCATAAATGCAAATATCTGCAGAGGTTGCAAGGAAATTTTCTTGAGGTCCTTTTTGTGGCTTAATGATAATCTTTTCATGTTTCATTACTATCACGTCCATTCTCTGGCAAGTAGATAACGATATCATCTTCATCATCATCGTTGCTAGTGATGAAGTTCTCCGGATTTCGTTTATATTTCCCTGGCTGTCTATTGTTCAACCAGTACATGCCAGCCAAAACATCCGGAGGATATACCTTCTTCGTTTTTCTTATCTTAGTAGGTTTCGGATTGCCATCTTTGTCTAGTTCTTGGATAACCTCTGTCTCTTCGCAAGTGTAGCCAGTCGCTCTTTCATATAACATCCTTTCTACTTTGGCATCTGCGGCACTTTTGCCACAATTCAACGATTCTTCAAACGAAGGGTGGTCTTTCTTCCATCTATTGAGTGTTCTAACCGAAATTTTAAACGCTTCTGCTATCTCTTTATCGGTTGCTCCTTTGATTGCCAGTGACCAGGCCCAGTCATCGTGATAGTTGGGATTGTACTTTAACTGTGCCGCCAATTATGTCACCTACTTTCCTGATAAGTAGTCTGCAGCCATATACTCTAATGCTTGCCATAAGTTTTCACTTGTAACAGTTCCATCGTTTCTCATTTTCTCAACTGCTTTGTTCAATACCTTTGCAGCTCCTTGAGGAATCTTTGAGTTTCCAAGTATTGTAGATATTGGAACCCACTTTGAATTATCTTCTTTTGCTGGTCCATCAATATATCCTTCTCGTAACTGAGTAACATTTCTTCCGAACATATTCATTATCAAACTGAAGGCTGTAGCAGTGTTCTTAATGCCGTATGATGCTTGCGTTGCCTCGATGTTGTCCATATAGACGTCGAAGTCCTTTCCGTATGCTAACCATCTCTCGTCTGCGGCTGTGAGACTAATAGCTTTTTCAAGTTCCTCCTTAGCCTTATCTAAATCACTTGGCAAAAAAATAAGAGAAACTATCTTTGTTTGTAAAGATGCCTCTCCTATGGAATCCGGCGACGCCTTATCCATCAATTCTAATGTTTTATCATCCAAGCCACTATACATCTTCAAATTCATATCGTCTATCTGTTCATATAGACTTTTTAAGATATCTAAGTCATCGTGTCCTACAAGTGAATTGTGTGATAATTGTATAGCTATTTTTTTTGCATTTGGTAGCTTATCTTCAATTTGAATCCATTCGATTTCATCCAATCCTGCTTCAATTGCAGCCGCTACTCTATGATTTCCGGACAGGATTATAAGGTCTCCATTCTCTTCCGGATATATCAACGGGTGCGATGTAAGGCATCCGTCCTCTCGTATGTTTTGAACCAATCTTTGGAACTCTTCATGTTTCATATACCTTGCATTTTCTTTTAGTTGTACAAGATCCTTAGGATTTCCTTTAACTGTCTTTGTCCTCATTTGCTATTCCTCCTATAATTCGTTTTCCATGTTTACTTTTCCACATATCAAACCCTTCCTGTAATGTCCATTCTCCAAACGGCGCGACGTAGTTAAGCTGATATTTTTCTTCTTTTCTATCCGGATTTCCGTCTGCTCCTTCGGCTTCTAGCTTTCTTCTGTTGTAGAGTTTTAGGATTCCTCTGTATTTCATACTTACCGGTCGTTTCGTGAATGCTGTTGTAACAATAGACCGCATTCGTGTACCGAACTGTTGCTCACAGAACTCTTTCATTTCTTTACATAAAGCACAGTAGACTATCAGCTTTGACAGTCTTGGATAATCTGTCTTTGATACTGGGAAATCGCTTAACAAGTACATATATGGTGTTTCAATATTCATGTTCTTGTCTCCGAGCATATATGCAAAGCATCCAATCAACATACCATCTACAACCACTCCCCACATTGTACTCGGCGAACCTGGAACTATATTTGCATTCATGTATTCACTTCTGAGTGTGGAAAACTGCCCCATAGACAAACGCTTGATGGATATTTTTTGTCCAATTTCCATCCCTGCGTATAATCGTGGTATTCTTACGCTTTCGATCTTTTGATTAGGCATAACTAAGCGTTTTGGTCCTGAGCTAGCATACAAATATATCGGCACTCCTCTGTTGGTTGTTTTGCATACACCTACCAAGTGCTCTTCTAGTGATTCTTCTGGGTACATCGTTCCAAATAGCCAATTTTTCTTTCCCATGGCTTTCTTGAATATTTCCCATACTCCATCTTCTCCGAGTAATTCATACTGCGGTGGTTGCCAGTCTATGATAGATTCTATGTTTGCATACATCTTCTCATAATCTCCCGAGAAAAACGGTGGAAACGAAACAAATCCGGAGTTATCATCTACAAAATCTACAAATTCTTTTACATCGCCTGCGTAGAATGATTCCAGTCGAAATTCTGTTTTTTCTAACTTGGCTATCGTTTTATCTATCATATCATCCCACTGTTTCTCCGCTTCTTCTAACTGTTTCTTGTAATACTCTACTTCCTTGTACATATTTATCTGAAATTTGCTCATAAGCAGCACAGTAGCTAATTTTTCCGAATCACTTTCAAATCTCTTTAACATGAATTTGTATTCTTCCGGTATATTTTCTTTTGGCTTTAATTCTAGCTTATTGCCGGCAAAATAATTTCCTAGCGCGCACGAATAAATGGTTACATCGTTTGCATGGATGTTTTTTATGCCTGCATTATAAACTCCTCTCTCTATAGTCATATTTCCGGAACAGCCCACGTGTATAGTATCTACGTTCCACGATTTAACTATCTCAATAACTATGTTTTGTGCGTCCGCTGGTAATGTGCCTCTAAACATATTTTCATTCTTCCTTTCAGTTCATGTGAACTCGTATTTTCGCCTTATTAGGCTTTTTATTGCTGTAGCAATAGGAATATATATATTCATAAAAACTAGGCTTATTTCGCCTTGTGTCTATGCGCAAAAAAAGCACCAGTAGGTTTTTACTTACTGGTGCATTGCTGTTGGAGCGTGAGAATGGATTTTCACCACCATCGCTTGCAAGGTTTGCAAATGTTTTAAAATTAAACTACTCACGCATTACATATATCAAACAAACTTAATTGCTGGTATTCGTTATTTTCGTTTTCTGACTCAGTTTTCTTCCTCTTGATTTTCGGAGGTTGCGGATTTGGTAACTCTTTAATATCCCATCCAATTCTTTTTTTTACCCATTCTGCCAACATTGTTCTGTGGCACCAATCCTTCGGGTCTCTTACATCTTCAAAACAAAGCAGAACTAAATCTTGGCCGTTTGCTTTTGCATCGTTATGAAGTTTCTGCAAAATAGCCTGTACTTTGTCTACTCCCATCGCATCTAGCTTTGAGAAGTACATTCGTTTAAAATCTTCGAGTTCTTTTCCCCACATCCATCTTGCCGGTGCGAGGTCATAACATTGTTCCTGTATTCGGTAGTTTATATTAAACTTCGGTCTCCCAAGACTTATTCCTACCGAGTAGTACTTACCGTTCTGTAACTCTTTATTACTATATCTACTAGTCCAAATTGCCATTTCAATCACTCCTTTTATGCTGGTTGTTTATAGTTTAATTATACTATACAGACCTGCCTAAGTACACTAAAATAGCTTTATTTAACTAATTGTTCATATTCCCTCTTAGGCTAACTGGCAGGGATTTCGCCCTGCCAGTTAGCCGTTTAGAAGGAATACAACTGGCTCTTTTTAGGAGTGACATTTGGGTTACCGGCTAATTAGCATATTACCACTTGGTAACTCTAATTGCAACCTACTCATTTTCTACCTAGTTAATTTACAGGCGCATGACCATTTAGAAATCCGCACCCAGTAAGTAAATAGCCACAATGTCACAAGCTATTCCTATGTCCTTGTAGACGGTCTTATCGCTTATGTTTTCTACTTCCGAAATCTCCTGCACCGTGTAAGCTTTTTCGTCCAGGTACATCATGCTTAACTCCCTATAACGACGCTTCGCCTCTTCGCTTCCGCTCTTTTCACACTCCTCACGGTACATTTCGGTCGCTTTTTCTATCCGGAACACGCAGTATAAATCCTCTTCACGCTTGCGCTCCGTATCTTTTATTGTCCTCTCTGACTTTCCTGCTATCTCTCTTGTGTTTCCCATAAGGTCCTCAACGAACTTCCATCTCAGTTCTGCCTGCTCCTCCGGAGTGAACTGCTCTCCATCCGATAATGTCGCCTTGATTCTTCTGTACGAGCTGAGCAGTTTCTTTGTCTTTCTGACTTTGCTATCTTCCTTCTTTCTCCTACGTTCTTCCTTCTTCTGCTCTTCCTTGTATGCCCTTACACCTTCCTTGGCACCGATAGCAGCTATTTGGTTGATCTGTTCCTGCGTTAGGGGGAAGATTGCTTCGCCCTTTGCCTTCTCCTTATTCTCCGTTGCCATAATGTCGCCTCCTTGACTTTTCTCGCATTTGCGAGTATAATATTCTCAGTCACGAGTCGTTCCTGTCAAAGGGGCGGCTTTTCTTTTTCTCAACGGTTTCTTGCCTTGCAGGTGGCAAAGTGCGATATGTAGCCAAAGCCTTCTGCGCTATCGGATGATACCTTATCGGCACATACAACCTCGCCTTCCGGCGTTACTATCTTCTCATTTGCCTTTACTCCTGCTCCTGGCCTGCGGTAGCTGATCATCGTCGGGTCTACTGGCATATTCTTTCCAGCCTTTGTCTTAACCCACATAATCTGACACCCGCAGTTCCTGCAAGTCCCGAACGGATCATGGGACCTCATGGGATTTTATCACTCCTTTCTTGCATCACATTCCATTATTGCTCTCCTATATTCCAAACACTATCAAAGCTACTATTCCCGCTATAAACATAATCGGTGCCAGGACGATAAACAGTACCGCTCCTACCATTCCTATAAACTCGCCTACCCTTGTTTCGTCGCAGGTATCTATGCCACCACATATGAAATACTGGCCTTCGCCCGTTTCCGGATCAATTACTCTATCGCAGCACTTCCCATTGCATCCATACATTTGTTGCCGCCTCTTTACCGCTTCCTCTTCGGTCTCTTTGCGCCTTCGCACCTATTTCACCCCCCCTCGATTTTCTTCAATTCCTCGATGCTGATGATTCTGCAGTCTGGGAGCATTATATGCACATCTCCCAGGTTGACTGTAGTACCTTCAATTCTCATTTTGGGATAACTCACCAGCACCGAGCATTCCTGCGCTATTCTATGTGCGTTATCTGAGATAATCTTCCGGACTCTCTTCTGATCTGCAACTGAGGTTCGCTTACCGTTGACCGGTATCTTCCGGAACTCAGTCTGCATCTCAGTCTCTCCTTTGTATATCCGCTCATACACGTATAAGAAACCTCTTGCCATATCGCTTATCCTTTCTCTTCGTCCGCTACAATCTTTGCCTTTTCTCCGGTATCTTTGATCTCAAGCATCACGCCAGGCTTCAAATATGCGATTGCTACCGGATGCCCAAAGAAATCCTTTGCGGCTCTTCTCAATTTTTTCTCATACTTTGCCATCTTCTTTGCAGCGTGCGCTCTTACCCATTCTCTCGTAAAATTCATCTGCTCCATATCGCTCTTTGGTGTATTCATTCTGCCTCCTTACTTTCTGTTCGGTTTCTTGATTCTCTCAATCTCCTGCAGGGAAGGTTTGCCTACGCACTTCTCCATCCCGGCCGCCAGTTCCTTTGCTCCCGGGTTGTTCTTCTCGACTTCATCCGCCAGGTGGCGCAGGACTAAAACTATCAGTCCTGCATCATTCTTGGCGTATGGAGATATGCTGTCTATAACCCTCTCTGAGTAATACTGCAGGCCGTGGCTTACCAGGTTCATTGCCTGCTTGGTCTTGCCCTTTGCAATCAACTCATTGCCTCTGTCTACATAACTGCTCACTCTTGGTTTCATCAGTCCCATATCTATTCCTCCGGATCTTCGTAATCGTAACCTTCTGTGTCTGCATCACCCAGGATGTCGTCGGTAATATCCTCCGGCTCTTCCTCGTTAGGTTCCTCGTCCGGTGTATCTCCCGGCTCTTCGCCGTTCTCTTCCGCCTGTGTTTCTTCTCCTGCAGGCTGGGTGTCTGTTTCCTCTGTCTCCGCAGGCTTCTCTTCGTCTGCCTGTCCAGGTAACGCCGGTCTCACATCTGCATCGATGTATGTACCGTCGATAATATCCTCGTTTCCTTCACCTTCCTGCTTCTGACCTTGCATGAAGTCTGAATCAAAAATCGTTCTCTGCTGGGTGTTCGCAATCGGCTGTAATACATAACAACCAGTCTCTTCATCCATAACCATCTCCATCTCGTTATTGAGATTTCCGCCTTTCTCGTCGGTAATCTTTACTGCAGATGTGACTTTGTGCTTGAACTGCGGCTTGCTAATCTCCCTGGACTCTCCCTTGATATTCGGGTCGTAGTTCGGGATAAATTCCTTCACCATGGTAACGTCAATCTTAATTGTCATACTTCCTTCGTTGGACTGCTTCTCAATCATGTTTCCAAGAAGTCTCTGCAGAACAAAATTCATATCGTGCTTCATATTCTCGAAGGTATTGCTGTCGAAATCCAATTTCTTGTCAAAATCATTCATCACTTACTCTCCTTTGCAATCTTGCCGTATTTGATATTGTTCTCATTCATAAAAGCAATCAGTTTCCCCAGCTGCTCCTTAGTTCCGTCTGCAAAGAAACGTACTCTGTACTTCTTTTCCTGCTCAGGTTCTTCTTTTGGTGCAAACGGATCAACCACCTGCGCTGCTGGTGCCGCCTGCGTTTCTCCGGCTACTGCCTGGGCGAATGCCGATTTTTCAATAGACTCAATCACCTTACCCGTTTCGGACTGAGGTTCTGTCTGTTCGACTTCTGCGGCGGCTTCCTGTGCTTTCTTAGCTTCTGCCGCTTTACGCTCCGCTTCTTCTGCCTCACGCTTTGCCTGCTCCTCAGCTTCTTTCTGCTTGCGGATTTCTTCCTGGCGTTTTCTCTCAGCTTCTTCCTCGGCCTTACGGCGCTTGTCTGCTTCCAGTTTTTCTTCCAAGTCTGCCAGCCTCTTGTTCTCTGCCAGTGCCTTGCTGAGGTCCAGGGTCTTGATATACACATCCTTCGCATTCAACTTATACTTACTATCCAGGCTGTCGATAGTCTCCAAATCTGTCTTAACCGTGTCGATCTTGTCCACAATTTCCTTCTGTGCGGTTGCCAGCTTATATGTCTGATTAAGGTAGCGACTGTCGAAAATCTTTTCAAACGGCAATACCTCGACCAAATCTCCGATATTTTCATCGTAGGTAGCCTTGATAGCCGCTTTCTTTTCTTCCTTCTGTTTCTCCTCGAACGCCTTTACCTGCTGGTCGATCAGTGCAACCGGCTCATTGATAAGTGCCGTGATTTCCTTTAGCTCTGCCTCGAACACTGCATAAGGCTCATTGATGATGTTCTTTACCCGCTTTCTTCTCTCCTCGATAGCCTTAATGAGCTTGTTCAGCTCTGCCCTGTCATTCTTCGCTGCCTTAATGTTTTCCTCGGTGTAAACCACATTCTCGTAACCGGCGATCTTGGCTCTTACTGCAGCCTCCAACTCTTCCTTGTTCCACTGAATGCGTCTGAGAAAACCATCCTCTGTCGGGTTAATCAGTCTGAACTCCATTTTTCCTGCCGGCACTACCGCTGTCTCAACAACTTCTGCTTCCACTGTTTCAGTTTTCTTTCTTCCTGCCATTGTCTACCTCCTAAATTTGATCCGGTCCTACGACCTTTATCATCACATCAACCCTCGGCTTTTCTGAGTAAAACTTCCTTACCTGTGCGTCCACAACTGCCGAATCGTCGTGGTACGCTACCAGGTTTAGACTGTCGCAAACAATCTTGCCGATGTTATCCCAGTCCGGCTTCTTGGTTGGTCTGATCCTGTATTCCAACATTTCCCTGCGCTTCTTCTTGCTGGCGGACTTCGGAATTTCGTAATATGCAATTATCCTAACATCCAACATTGCCCCTTTCGGAAACATCTTTCCTTTGGCTGCTTCGTTATAAAACAGCTTCACCATGTTTTCATAACTGGTGGTCTCTTTCGGGGTGTACGTCTTGACATGCGCCCCTGCTCTTGAAAACTTCGGTCTCTGTTTCCCGAATGGCTGTCCTGGTATTGTGAAACGAATCTGCTTCATATCTTCATCCACTTTCTGCCTCCTATGCCTTGTCGCCAATCTCGGCCGACATCTTGTCTGTCACCTTCGTTTTTCCGCTTGTTGCCTTGTAGAGTTCTGCCTTGTCTGTGCCTTCCTCCACATACACTTTCAAGTAGTAATCTAACTGCTTTCCGGTCTCTGTCTTTTTTCTCTTTCCTGGACCGACGGTATAACCGTTCTCGTGCAGGATTGCCGTAACCGTCTTGCGATCTTCCAGCTTGTCAATGCTGATTTCTGCCACCTTAATCAATCCCATGCTGTCATTCCTCCATTAAATTCTTCATGGCATCGAATCTCTTCGACGCCGCCTTTTCTCTCCAACTTCTGCCTGCAAACCTTACCGGAAAGCACATCTCAAATATTCTGTCGTAGATACGTCTGTATCGGATGTCCTCTGACTCCTGCATATCCTTCAATGTCATATTCGTAGTGAGGATCAGCGGCTTTCCGGATAAATACCTGCTGTCGATGATGTTGTACACCTTCTCTAACGCATAATCGGTACTTCTCTCTGCTCCCAGGTCGTCGATAATCAACAGCTTTGCCGCATTCAGTCCCGCCATTATTCTCTCTTCCTCGTCAGAGTTGCCCTGGATGTTCTGCAGTATCTTCACGAATGATGTCATAACCACCGGGATCATCTGATCCAGTAATTCATTCGCAATGCAGGCGGCTGTATAACTCTTCCCGGTTCCGACCGTTCCCCAAAGCAGCAACCCTTGGCGTTTCTCGTACATTTCATCAAATCTTTTCACATAATTGCCTGCTAGGTTGTAGATTTTCTGATTGTCTCCGTCTACCTGGTACCCATCCAGCCTTGCCGTTTTCAGCTTGGCATCCATAAGACTGCTGGCTTTCAGCCTTTCCAAGCGCTGCATTTCCTGTCTCTTCTTTTCTTCCTCTTCCTTACGCTTGTTCTCCTCAACCTTGCACTTGCAGATACATGGAACGATCATCTCCTTGCCGCCGGTAAAATCCGATGCAGGCAGTCTGGTCTGCTTTTTGGTTCTGCAGACTCCGCAGTAAAGCAGTCCGTCTTTGCCGATGTAGTCTCCCTCGTTCTGCTCCGTCTCGAATGCTTCTGCTGGTAAAACTTTCTGCAAATCCAAATTCATCATCACTCACTCCTTCCAAACGGATTCTCATTGTCGTCGTACTCAGCTTCGCTCTGAACCGGCTTGTCCTTTGGCAGATAGTCCAGGAACGGCGTTGACTCTCCTAAGAATGTCTTGCCGTGTTTTATGTACATTGTCTCTGTTCTTTGCTTCTTGCACTGTGCCGCATAGTTCTTTACTGCTTCATACAACTGCTCATGTGAGAAACCATCTTCCAGGCGTGCCTTATACTTCTTGTATGCCTGTCCTTTATCAGCCTTCCTTGGGTACGCCTCCCACAATTCCTCGAAATCCGTGGTGTAATTACCAATCGCCTTATTTGACTTCTGTTCTGCAGGTAATACCGGTTCTTTCGTCTCCGGAAGTTCCGGCGTTTCTGTGCTTTCTCCTGCCAGTGCTTCCTTCTCAGCCTTCATGCGGTTGTAATATTCTCTCTGCCTGTCAGCCTCACTGGACGACTGGCCGATGAAGTTTTGAATATCCATCATGTAGATTGCTCCGTTATCGAGCATCTCGATTAAATCCAGCCTCTTGAATACATCCAATGCTTTCTCGACGGTGCCTACCTGGTGCCCTGTCAAAGTTGCCAGGATTTCCGGCGTGTACGGAATCACATTTCTATACATCAACCTGCCGGAATTGCTCAGGCTTTTCAGATAGAGTTTCAGCAGGATATTACTGTATAAATATCCGTCCTTCATGCTCTCTAAAATCTTCATCTCGTCCGTGTCGAAAAAGTCCTCTTTCAGCTTTAGGTAGTAATATTTTCTGTTGTCTGCCATTCAATCACCGCCTATCTCCTTAAATGCCTGCTGTCAAGTCCATAATCGAGATTGGCTTCTTTAACACTCTGTTGTGTCTGCAGCAATCGCACAATTCGCATCTGTCCGGTTCAACCTCTCCATTCTTAACTCTGAGGATTCTCGGCATATTCATCTCTACCATATGCAATGCCTCCTGCAGATAGTTGTCAGTTACGTGTATAATGCGGATGTCCGGCTCAGGCTTTTCTTTTGTTGCTCCCGCAATAAAAAACGGTAATTTCTCGCCGGTATTCTGTCTCACGATTTCCTGGTAGACCGCACCCTGGATGTCGTAACCCCAGTAGCGAACAAAATCAAGGTAGCCAATATCCTTTACCCATTCCAGTTTCGTTATAGATGCCATAACCTTCAAATCAACGATAGCCACTCCCGGAATGTATGAGTCCATCTTAATCTTCCACTTTGTCCCGAACAGTTCTCCGGTCATAATGGCCTGCTTCTGACCACTCATATACTTCATGAAGTATTTGTCTCTCTCGATTCGTGCGATGATGTTTTCTGCCTGCTTATAGTCCGACTTCAAATCGCCCTTCTGAGTGAAGATTTCTTTATTGTCCTTTTTGAACTGATCCAGGCTTCCCTCAAAATAGCTATCTACATAACTTCCTACCAGCAGCGCCGTAGTCTTTTCATCTTCCCAATTCCCGTTGAGCTTTTCCATTGCGTGAAACTCACAAGGCAACTTGCCGTAGGTTCCGGCAAAATCCTTATACCCCGATACGCTCATGTACTCCCGGTTAGCCTCCTGGCTATAATAATTTTCTGATGTCAGCTGCATTCTTCTTCCTCCTATTCAACCTCTTCCAAATCTAAGCCGCCGATCTGCTGTTCCTCTTCCTTCTGCTCAATCTTATCAAACGGGTCCTGCGCCTCTACGATGTCCGGCTGGTTGTCGCCGTAACTTCCATCGCCGTCCTCGTCGTAAACTTTCTGATCGTCCTGGATTGCTCTCTGCATATCCACTGACAAAATACCCCACTTGCTGAGGAGCATCTTGATAACCGTCTTTAATGCCATTGCCTCAAAATCTGTCGTCCACTTACTGCCCTTCTTATTGTTTTCCAGGTCATATCTGTACGCTGCCGAATACTTGCGGGCATGGTTCTCAACCTCTGCCGTTGTCATAAACAGCTCTTTTCTGAAACCGGTCAATAACTTAAACCAGGCATAATAACCAACAATGTTCTCCGATTTTCCTTCGACTCTCTGCATACACTTCGAGAAGTCCGTCACAAATTCAACCTCTCCTGTAATCGGGTTGTATGAAACCAGCTCGTCCTTATAGACAACTGAGCAGTTCATCTTTTCATAATATCCGGAGCGGATCGCCAGCTGGATAAATCCCTTGTACATCATCTGAAACTGCGCTTCCGGATGTTTCTCCCACTGTCTCGTCTGTGGATTGTATTTATTGTTGTTGTACGGCACGATTGCCGCAAACCCCAAATTACTGTCAATCGGCAAATCGTAGGTTGCTGCTACAAACGCCGCACTCATGATCGTTGTTGCCGGGCATTTCTTTAACTGTGCTGATCCAGCCACCACGTTCGTAATGGATGCCAAAAACTGCGGTGCTTTCTGTCCTAAGACTTCCGTAAATTTCTTCTTTACAGCATCCTGGGAAATCATACTCTTAACCTGCGCCGCTACACTTAACTGCGTTCCTTGCTGTGTTGCCACTGCATTCTGTTCTGCCATACTACCTTTCCTCCTTTTCTGCTTCCGTGAGGCTTTCGCCACACAACTTTAATATTTCTTCTGCGCTCATATCGTCCACGCATCCTTCACAAATCTTCCCTTCCGGAGAATCCCAAAACTTTTCTCCTGCCAGGATTCCATACCCGCATTTCACACATTCGTGAACCGGTACCGGCTCCGGTGCGTTCGGGCATCTTGGATGGCATGGGTTCATACCGCATTCTGCACACATATTCCTTCTGCCTCCAATCTTCTCAAAAGCGTCGTAGCGTTTACTGAGCATCTGAACAGATAGTTCTTAACCTCGTCCTTGAATAGCAACGGCAGGTATTCCTCTCTGTTCTTGATCTTGCTTATATCCATCTTCCGGTTGCACAACCATAAGATTTGCTCAGCCTCTTCATCTGAGATGTGAATTTCTTTCTCTCTGTACTCGTCTACGATTTTCTGCAACTCTTCGCTCATAGGCTTTCTCCTCTCTCCATTCTTCGATGAGGTTCGGCAGATACATTCTCGCCTCATTTACAAAATATCCGACGATTATCACCACTGGTAACACCAGCCACTCACCGCCGTATGCTTTATAGCCTCTCTCGCTGTACGCTGCTTCAACCGATACTTTTGTGAGGAACAGTCCCAGACTTACCCAAAACCAATACAGTCTCACAAATCTTCTGACTTTCTCTCTAAATCTTCTCATACCGCCTGTTCCTTTCACTTATAGAAGTAATGCTTGCCGTACTTGAAAAGAAATTCCAAATTCTCGCTGTGCCACTTACTGTCGCTCTTGCTCTCAAAATACAAAGCATCCTGGCTTTCGTTCCAATGGTCTACCTGAATCAGCTTCAATGCTTCGTAGCACTCCTCGTCCGGCTCTACTGCATCGTATCTTCCGTTTGCAACTGGACTGAACTGGTTCTTCTGAAAAATCACTTCCTCGATTGTGTCCGGGAACTCATCGCACCAAACTCTGTTGAGGACAACCAACATAACCAATGCTTTTCCTTCTATGCCTTCGTTTTCAGCCTCAGCCATCGCTATTTTGCATAGCAGGTAGGAATCGTCCTGGTTCCACTCCGCACTTACAATTAATGGCTCTTCTGTCTCAACTGCCCTTGCTTTCTCTATTATTTCTTCGACCTCCGGCATATATGTCGCTTCTGTCACTTCTTCTGCGGCTATGTAGACCGGCCGGCTTTTTTCATTCTTCTGCCCAAGCGTTTCTAATATGCCACTGACTGCAAAACAGGTAGCTCCGACCATCGTTGCTGTTCTTACTGCAAACAATATTCTTCGCTTACTTGCTTTCTTCAATTCTGAACTCCTTTCCAGCATTGCTCCGACTTACTTGCCGTTCAAATACTTCTCTCCGGCAATTTTCATTTCACTTATCACCTCTGCCATCTTTTCCAGCTGCCCGATGATTTTCTCCAAAGCCGGTAATTCGTCCTCTGTGATTTTTCCATCTGCAGTTATCTCGATCAGACTATCCCGCATATTCTTCAATGAATCCTCGTTGAAGCTCTGCAAAAGCCTTAATGCAATTCCTTCTAAACTCTTCTCCTCGGTTGCCAGTGGTAGAAACCCGTGTACCGGGCATTCTCGCATACAATACCCAGTAATCAATTCCGGAGCATTATAGAGATCAGCCATAAGCACCACCTTGTCCACCGGGACAACTTTGGTATTTCCAAGCTCGTAATCTGCCAGTGTTGAAACCGATATTCCCAACAGTTCTGCAGCTCCTTCACGGCTCCATATCCTCTCGTTGTATATTGCCGCCCTTTTTCTGGCCCGGAAATATACATTCGTGTTCTCGTTTGTAGGACCTCTTCCCATTTCTTGTTACCTACCCTTCCGCTATAATTTACTTATCAGCTGGAACAGCGGTCAGGTTGATTCCGAGCAGGTTATTCACTCCACTTACGATTGCTTCGTTCATCATCTTGCCGTTAATTACCAGTGACAGCCGATCCCTGGAGACATCCAGCTGCTTCGCCAGCTCATTGACGGTCATGCTCTGTTTTACCAGTTCTACCTTCACTGTCTGACACCATTCATCGGACGGTGTTTCGGTTCTCTCCGGCAATCCCTCCGTTCCAAGCACTTCGTTGATCTTCTCAGCGATTACCTTGTAACTGGAATTGGAATATCTGCCGTTGACTACCTGGGAAACAGTCGCATTACTGTAGCCGATTTCCTCGGCCAGCTGTTTCAATGTCATTTCGTGGTCAATCACTGCTTTTTTAACAGCTTTGCCCCACTGTGATGTTTCCTGTTTCATGCTTGCGTTTCACTCCTTTCTCGCATTTGTGTAAAACTATTTATCTTTTCTGATTTGCGTGCTATAATGTAAGTAAACTCCTTTACAAACTCGCAAACAGATACATGAAATACAATCTCAATTTCCTAGCTCGCAACTTTGAATTAATTTGTATTTCATATATTTATTATAACACGTATATGCGAGTTTGTAAATGTTTTTACTCTTATTTGAGAATTATTTTATTACGGAGGTTGCCTATGGAAATAATCGAAAGAATTACTGAATCCCTTGAAAACACAGACAAAAAAGCTACTGATCTATGCGACCATCTTGGCATTCGAACATCCACAATGTCTACCTGGAAAACTCGCAATAGTGACCCACCAGCAAAATACATCAAACCGATTGCCGACTTTCTCGGCGTATCGGTTCATTACTTATTAACCGGTGAAGAAGCCCCTGCTCGTAAGCTGACTACTACGGAAGAGGATGAACTTCTTGAACTGTACCGGGCATTGCCACAGAACAAACAATTTGAGTTTATTGGAGAACTCAAGGGATTTCTGAAAGCCTATACAGAATCTCAGAAATATCTCGACAAAGAAAAAAGATTATCAGTTTAGAATGGTACCGACTTTACGTCCGGTACTGAGGAGATGTGCCTATGAATAACAAATACTTTGAGCTGGCACGTAATGAGGAGATAGCCGGGAACGATGCCGCTGCATTGCTTCTGTATCTCTCTTCTTTTTGCGACAGTTGTAATCATGGCATCAGGAATCGCTCCTACGGTGTCATTGCTAAAATCCGGTGTCTGCAGCACCGACTTATGCTCACTGATCCGCAATTATTTGGATTGGTTCACTCATACGGTTCTCTTACGGACTCTGAGTGCAAGAAACTTTTAGACTGTTCCATACGTGGTGTCGGTATTTCCGGCTATGCCTATGGATATTAACAAATTCTCAGAGCGCCTGTCTCATTGTATGCATTCACGCCACTTGAACGGTAATGATCTTGCCGCTCTTTCTGGTGTGACTGCCGCTACAATCTCACGCTACCTCAACGGACTGCGAACGCCGACCATCGATAACATCATGCTACTGGCTGATGCCCTCGATGTGTCCGTAGATTACCTTCTTGGACGGCATAATGTCCCGGATGATAAAATGCTCGTGTCCTTGTATTCCATCGCTTCCAGCGATGATAAGCGTGTCCTTTGGACGCTCCTGGAAAGATACGGAGAAAAACATGGAAAAACTTAATGGCAATGAACCATTTACCCTGCATGGTTCCGATACTTCTATCATCCTGCAGGATTTTTGGCGTTGGGCATATTCTGATCTGCTCAACAATACCCATCGTGGAGTGCTTGCTGAATTTCTCGTACACTCCGCCCTGGAAACAAAAGATGTCGCACGCGCTGACTGGCTGCCGTTCGACCTTACTTCTCCTTCTGGTCTTCGGATTGAGGTCAAGTCGTCTGCCTATGTGCAGGCGTGGACTCCGGAAGATGTGTTCTCGCAAATTAAATTCGATATTGCAAAGAAAATAGCCTGGGATGGCTCTACCTACGCCTCTATGGCTATGCGTAACAGTGATTTATATGTGTTCTGTGTCTTTACCGCTCGTACACGTGATATTTCAATTCTTGATCTCGACTACTGGGACTTTTATGTTCTGCCTACCTCGGTTCTTAATGAGAAGGTGCCGGAGCAGAAAACAATCATGCTCTCTTCCCTCCTCAAACTGGGGCCAACAAAAACGGATTTCGCCGGCCTGCCTGCGGCTGTAGAATCAGTAAGGTTACCGAATGAAACTACCTAACGGTTACGGCAGCGTGACAAAACTTTCTGGAAACCGCCGGAAACCTTACCTTGCCCGTGTTACTCTTGGCTGGATAACGGACGAACAGACCGGAAAGACCATACAGAATCGTGTTCCTCTTGGAACATTCAAAACTAAGAAGGAAGCTCTGCAGGCACTCGCTGAGTATGGAGCCAATCCTTACGATATACAAAACACTGCTATGACCCTGGCAGAACTCTACGACAAATGGACTTCAGTTTACTTTCCTACTCTGGAAAGCGAATCATCCTGCCGTACCATTAAATCGGCATGGAATTACTGCCACGCCATTGCCGGGATGCGCGTTAAGGATCTGCGTGCTCGCCACATCAAGGGTATAATGGAAGATGGCTACATCATTCCTTCACGTGGCGCCAATAAAGGCGAAAAGGTACTTGCATCTGCAGGTACCAAATCCCGGATCAAGTCTATGTTTAATTTAATGCTGGACTATGCGCTCGAATATGAGCTTGTTGATAAGAACTACGCCCGCACATTTGAACTGTCGGACGACATCATCAAAGAAAAGGAAGAAGCAAAACGCGGTCACATCATTTTCCAGGACTCAGAGATGCAGACGCTTTGGGATAACGTCGGCAAAATCCGGTTCGTGGACTGGGTTCTCATACAGTGCTACATGGGGTGGCGACCACAAGAACTCGCTATACTGGAACTAGAGGACGTACACCTGGATGAACGCTATATTGTCGGCGGAATGAAAACCCAGGCTGGGCGGCACCGTATGGTGCCTATCCACCCGAAGGTATTTGACCTGGTTAAAAAGAACTATGACTATGCCCTTGAACTTGGAAGCCATCGACTCTTCAATGACCCGGATTCTCTAAAGAGTGGCATGACAATCACCTACGACAAATATGCCGGTCGTTTCAATAAAGTGATTGCCGCTCTTAAACTCAGAGACGATCATCGACCTCACGATCCTCGAATGACATTCATCACCATGGCAAAGAAAGCTGAGGTTGACGAATACACTATCAAAAAACTTGTCGGTCACAGAATCACCGACATAACAGAGGCGGCTTATACAGACCGTGACCTAGAATGGCTCAGAGCCGAACTGGAAAAGATACCGTAACCCTTGTGGTTACGGTATTTCCGCTTTCTACAGGTAACCATAAAAGTGTTACCTTCTCTGTGTTTCCTACTTGTTACCTACTGGTTTCCTACTTTCCCATTTTCACCACTTTTCATACCACCTCACACCAAATTTCATTTTTCCACTACCAGGCACAAAAAAAGTACCGCAATCGCTGTGATTGCGGTACTTCCTGGGTTTAACGTCTTTTCAATTTGTAAAGTATAT